CAACTTCTCATAAATTACCAAAAAGTTCTGCTTTTAATGTAGGACTTGATAATGTTATGGACTTTGAATTTCAAAGTCAAACTGGTGAGAGTTATGGACTAGGTGTTTTGGGAAACTTAGACGAGCAATTGGAGAGGATGTCAAATTTTGATCATGATGATTCTGTGTTGAATGAAACCACATTGTGTTCAAATTTGGAGTATGTGTTCGGGCATATAAAAATTGTGAATTCTCCGATTTTGATGATATAATGGCTAATATCAATTTCGATGCTGCTGTTGGTTTTGGAGCTAAACAGCAAGGAATTTTGTCCAGAAGAGACGAAGATTTGTATGACTACATCGCTGAGTACATTTCTTTATGTCAACAATGTCCACATCAGTCTATAATAACTGCATCACAAAAAGATGAGTTACGTCCTGAGGATGTTGATACTGGAAAAATTAAGACACCACGTTTGTTCTTTTCTTGTCCTGTAGAACAGACGTTTGTCGCTAGGTTTGTGCTTGGGGATTTCGTCAGACAATTTTATTCATCTTCTTTTTGTAAAGATGGTTTTGTCTCCGGCGTTGGTGATCCAGCACAGAGAGGGGCTATGGCATATGTTAAAGATAAAATGATGTCATATAGTTATCAGTATTGTACTGATACTAAGGCACAGGATTCATCTGTACCTGCGTCCTATATAAATGCTTTCTATGATAAGTTAGCTACTAAATATAACCTAGATAGTGCACAAAAGAACCTATTTGAAACTTGTAGACTTAATAGTATCTATAAACTTGTTTCTGTTGCAGGGTATCTTTATGAAATCCCAGGGGGTCTGGCTTCTGGTGATTTTCTAACCATGGTGATCAACATATCATTCAGACATTATTTACTTCTTGATTCATACTGTATAGGAAAAAGTGATTTTTCCAAATTATGTATTGATAAATTTTATCAAGAAGTTTGTCCGATAATTGTTGGTGATGACTGTATTTTTGCTTCCAATGATGCTACTATTAATGTTAAACATCATATTGCGCAAGTGAAAGGAGGTTTAGTTCCTATTGAAAAACTAGATTTCTGTTCTGTGTCATTTTATCCTTATATACACCATTCTCCGGATAAGGTTAGAGCTGTGCTTAAAATGCGCCATAAGAAAGCTCATTCACAACTCCCAAATTTGCAGATGCAAAGACTTGGAGGTATACTTCGTGTTTTAAGTAATGAAGAAG